AGCGTTGTTTCACGGGCGCAGTATTGGAACCTGGGGCGCTTTACAAGTAGCATCAGCGCATATGGGGGATTTACTGCAATGGCGCGTGGACGAAAACCGAAACCAACTTGGCTGAAGGTTATTGCCGGGAATCCCGGAAGACGGCCGCTGAACGAAGACGAACCGGTACCGACTGGCGACCTGTCAGCGCCGCCGGAATGGTTCGATGACAGCCAGAAAGCGGCGTGGAGTTACGCGGTTTCCCACGCACCGGAAGGCCTGCTGAAGCGCCTGGACCGGGAAGTCATGGTGGCTTATGCGGTGGCGTCCGCCCTGCATCGTCTGGCATCAACCAAAGTGGCCGCGCAAGGGCCGATAGTGAAGACGAAATGGGGCATAAAACCCAATCCGTACATGGCCGTTCAGAACAAACAGGCCGTCATCATGATGCGCGCGGCGGCAGAACTTGGCTTCACACCGTCTGCGCGGTCCCGTGTCAAAGTCAGTAAGGGCAAGGCCGCCGGGCAAAACCAGTTCGAAGGGCTTAAAGAATTCGACGGTTGACTACGTCAGCGTCGCGATTGCCTTTGCGGAAGACGCCATAGACGACAAGCGGGGGAAGGTTCACGGCCCCTGGATCCGCCTTGCCGGTAAGCGGTTCATCAGCGACCTTAAGCACACGCTGAAGAAAAAGCCGCGCTTCGCCTTTTCCGCCGATCAAGCGAACCGCGCGTGTCGCTTCGTGGAGCTACTGCCCCACGTTGAAGGCACCTGGGAATCCACCACGATTCGCCTGGAACCGTTCCAAATATTCTTCATCGTGCAGCTTTTCGGCTTCAGGAACCTTAGCGGAGGGCGCCGCTTCACCATGGCGCTACTGGCAATCGCGCGGAAGAATGCCAAGTCAACGCTAGCCGCTGCCATCCTTCTGTATGTTCTTTGCACGGAGCCGGAGCAAGGGCCGCAAGTCATATCCGCAGCGACGACCGGCGATCAGGCCCGCATTGTCTGGAGCGTGGCAAAGCGCATGGTTGAGCGCACTTCAGACCTGCGCGAAGCGTTCGATATCGAAGCCTTCGCGAACACGATTGTTAGGTACATCAATTCCGGAACCTTCCGGCCCATCAACGCCAAGGCGTCGACGCAGGACGGGCTGAACCCGTCCGCTATTTGCCTGGACGAAATCCACGCGCACCGTACCCACGACCTAGTCAACGTCCTGACGAGCGCGGCCGGCGCGCGGGATAACGTGCTGTTCCTGTACTGCACGACCGAAGGGTATGAAACGCCGGGACCGTGGCCGGAGCTACGCGCCTTCGCCATGCAGGTACTTAACGGAGTTCTAGAGGCTGACCACTACCTACCCGTGTACTTCACGCTAGACGACAAAGACGACGACTTTGATGAAGCCGCCTGGGTGAAGGCAAACCCACTGATGGCGGCCAGCGAAAAGCTGAAGACGGCCATCCAGAAGGAAGCGATAGACGCCAAGGCCATGGCCGGCAAGCTGTCTGAGTTCAAAATTAAGAGGCTGAATCGACCGTCAGCAGCGGCAACAGCGTGGGTCAACCTGCACAAGTGGCGTCGCAATTCCGGCCCGGTGCCGCTGGCTTCCCTGGTGGGGAAGCCATGCTGGGGCGGGTTGGATCTAGCCAGCACGGGCGACCTTACCGCGTTCGCGTTGCTGTGGCTGTGGGAAGGTTATTGGTATACTCGCGTCAGGTATTGGGTTCCTGACGCCGCTGTCAGGGCGCGCACTGAGCGCCGAACGGCGCCATATGCCGGCTGGGTTTCTGCCGGTCTAGTCGTGGAAACGTCGGGGGACGTGGCTGATTACGATGTTATCCGCGCTGGCATCATGGACGATTACCAGCGTTTCGCGCCTGAGCGGATCGCATACGATCCATGGAACGCCACGCAGATTGCCAACCAGCTTACGGAAAGTGGCGTGCGGCTTGAGGCCTTCCGGCAGGGCGCGAAGTCATACCATCCCGCCATGCAAGCGTTCGAAATTGCCTACCATCAGGGCTTGCTTAGGCACGGGGACAACCCGGTACTAACCTGGAACGCGGCCAATCTGGTTCCGCGCTATGACGAGAACATGAACATGGCGCCGGACCGCAAGCGATCAGCCGATAAAATTGACGGGATGGTTGCCCTGCTGATGGCCTTCGGGATCGCGATTGCCAACCAGAACACCGGCAGCGCGGACGGCTTCCTTGCTAGCCCGGTCATCGGCCGATGAAGTTCAAGGATTTTTTTCGCCCGCTGTTCTCGCCTAGCACCTGGATACCCGGCCGGGGGTCCTGGGTCCCGTTCGCTAAAGGCCCGTCCGTGGCGGCGCCCGTCGTCCTGTCGACGTCAAACGGCGGGGTCATCGTCACGCCGGAACTGTCGCTGACCCTGTCGGCTGTGTGGGGTTGCGTCTTCCGGTACGCCAATACGATATCAACCCTGCCCCTGCAGCTGATGAAAGTCGGACCAAAGAACACGGCCACGGTTGCCGGGGATGAATCGCTGTATATCATCCTGCACGACCGGCCCAATGCGCACATGTCGGCATCGGCGTTCTGGCAAGCCATGGTTGCTTCCATGCTGATATGGGGACGGTGCTATGCGCGCATAGAACGCATCGGTGGGCGCATCGTCGCCCTGCTGCCCATGCGTCCGGAGTACGTCACCGTCTATCGCACCCCGGCCGGCGAAGTCAGATTCAAATACGCGGTTGATGCCACGAAGCCGGAAGACCTAGGGGCCGCCGAAGTCTTCACCATCTTTGACCGTTCGGTGGACGGCTATGTGGGCATGTCGCGCATTGAGTACGCGCGCAATTCCTACGGGCTGGCGATCAGCGCGGAGAACGTCAGCGGCCAGTCATACCGCAACGGGCTGCGCGCCAGTGGCGTCCTGACCGTGGGCGCGTGGCTGACGGACGTGCAGCGGAAGCTGTACCGCGAAGTTGTTTCCATGTTCACCGGGTCAGGGACCGGCACCGCCAGCGACACGCAGGGCGGCATCATGATCCTGGAGAACGCCACCAAGTTTGAGCCGCTGACCATGAAGCCCGCCGACGTGGAACTGCTGGCGTCGCGGCGGTTCTCGGTGGAAGACATTTGCCGCTGGTTCGACTGCCCACCGATCCTAATTGGGCACTCCGCAGAGGGTCAAACCATGTGGGGTTCTGGTGTCGAGCAGATCATTTTGGGTTGGCAAAAGCTGGGGCTTGCCCCGATCCTGCGGCGCATGGAGCAGGAAATACACCGGCAGCTGTTGACGCCAACGGAGCAAGCGAAGTTCTTTGCGGAATTCAACCTGGAAGGCCTGCTGCGCGGGGACTCCGCTGCCCGGTCCACCATGTATTCCGTCATGAGTCAGAACGGCATCTATACCCGGAACGAAATCAGGGCGCGCGAAAACCTGCCGCCAGTGGATGGCGGGGATACCGTGACCGTGCAGAGTAATTTGGTAGAATTGCTTAAGCTGGGGCAGGGGCCGGCGCCCGCCGATCAGGCTTTTAAGGCGGCGCTGCGGGATTTCCTGGACATGAAGGATGGCGAAAATGCGGCGAACTAAAGAGCGAAACTTTGACTTTCACGTCAAAGAAATGAGCGATGCCGGCATCTTCGAAGGTTACGCCAGCGTCTATGAAGAGTTGGACTCCTACCGCGAAGTGGTCGCAAAGGGCGCGTTTGAGCGGACCTTGGGCGAGTGGGAAACCAAAGGCCGCATGCCGCCCATCCTGTGGCAGCACTCCAGTCGGGATCCCATCGGCCCCATCCTGGACCTGAAGGAAGACAGCTACGGGCTGCGCATTCGCGGGCATCTGCTGGTGGATGACGTGCCACTAGCCAAGCAGGCGCGGGCGCTGATGAAGGCCAATGCCGTGACCGGCATGTCCATCGGCTTCAACGTCTATGAAGAGGAATACAACGCCAAGCAGAACGTCACAACCCTGAAGTCAATCGACCTGTGGGAAGTTTCAGTGGCGACGTTCCCGGCCATGGCGTCGGCCCGCGTTGAAGACGTCAAGCAATTTCTGACCGGCGGCGACTTGCCGTCTATAAAAGAATTTGAGGAATACCTGCGTGACGCTGGTTTTTCTCGGACCCAAGCCAAGGCTATCTGCGGTCATGGCTATGGTGCGCTTCTGCGTGATGTTGAGAGCGCCAAGGCAGTAGACATTCAAGGCATCATCAATGACATTACGGGAGCATTACGAGCATGACACCTGAAGAGCGAAAGCAATTGCAGGACGGGCTGATTGACGCCATGAAAAAGCATGGCGACGAAATCACTACCCTGGTTCGCAAGCATGACGAAGACCTGAAGACTTACGGCGCCGTTCAGGACGGCACGAAGACGGCCATTGCGGAACTGAACACCAAGGGCACTGAGATTCAGCAGCGCCTTTTGGCCCTGGAGCAGAAGAGCGTTGCGGAGCCGCAGCCCGCATTGCAAGCCAAGTCGGTGGGTCAGACGGTCATTGAAAGTGACCAGATGAAGGGGCTTTCTGCATCGGGCGCCGGCAAGGTTCGCATTGGCGTGAAGGCCATCACGTCGCTGGGGACTGCCGGGGTTGGTGTGGTCGTGCAGCGTCAGCCTGGAGTGATTCAGGAACCCCTGATGCGGCTAACCATCCGTGACCTGCTGTCGCCGGGCCGCACGTCGTCGAACATGATTGAGTACATTCGCGAGAATGTCTTTACCAATTCGGCTGACGTGGTGTCGGAAGGGACTCTGAAGCCGGAGTCAACTATTACTTTCGAACGGGCTGACGTGGGCGTGAAGACCATTGCCCATTGGATGCAGGCCACGCGCCAGATTTTGGCCGACTTCCCGCAGCTGTCGTCTCTGATTGACGGCCGCCTGCGGTACGGCTTGCAGCTGGTGGAAGAGCGGGAAATTCTGCTGGGCGACGGTACGGGCGAACATCTGCTGGGGATCATTCCGCAGGCGACGGCCTACAACACGGCCTATACCGAAACGGATGACACGCAGTTGGATATCATCCGGCACGCCATCCTGCAGGTTCGGGAATCCTTCTACCCGTCAACGGGTATCGTCATGTCCCCGCACGACTGGCACGATATCGAACTGAAGAAGGATGGTGAACAGCGATACCTGATGGCCCAGCCGCAGGGTCGTCTGTCACCGATGCTGTGGGGCCTGCCGGTCGTGGAGTCGGACGCCATGGAATATCGCGAATTCCTGGTGGGCGCCTTCGCCCTGGCGGCAACGCTGTTCGACCGTGAAGACGCCACGGTGCAGGTATCCACCGAAGACCGGGATAACTTCGTGCGGAACCTAGTTACCATCCTGGCCGAAGAGCGGCTGGCCCTGGCCGTCTTCCGGCCCCGTGCCTTTGTTCACGGCAGCATGCCGGCGACCGCTTCAACCTAACGCGCAGTCAGATCGTGGGTGAGTGAGTTCGGGGCCGGGGGTAAAATCCTGGCCCCTTTTTTTTAAGAGGAAAGAGCATCAATGCAAGTCAAGGCACTAAAGAGCTTCAGCGGAAAGCTGGGGTTCATTCGCGCCGGTCGCGGGCCGTTCACGCTGCCGGATCAGTACGCGAACGACTTGATACGGAACGGGCTGGTTGAGCCATGGCAGCATCAGCCTGGGCGAAACGCCGCGATTGCGGAAGCGCCACGGACTGCCACGGGAAAAGGCCCAACCGGCGCGGGCGATACCCCGCAGAACTTTTCCCGGCCGGAAGATGGGCAGGACGAACCGCAGTTGTCGCCGCGTCGGGGCCGTCACTCACGAAAGACGACCTAGACTTTTGCCGGGGCAAGGCCGCCGTCATTGTCGTTAACGCGACCTTTCAGCTAGCCCCGTGGGCGGACGTACTATATGGGGCTGATTACCGGTTTTGGCAGACCTATTACCCGCGCATTATCCCGACCTTTACGGGCGAACTGTGGAGCGTAAGCGCGCAGGCCCGCGACAAGTTCGGCACGTACTGGATAAATCATGAAGCGGGGCGCGGCTTCAATGGAAAATCAGATAGCATCAACGGTGGTGGCAACAGTGGATTTCAGGCGCTCCATTTGGCTGCGACGTTCGGTGCAACGCGCATTATTCTTTTGGGCTTTGACATGCAGCGGACCGGCGGGAAATCCCACTGGCACGGCGACCATATCGGGGGACTCCATAACGGCAATGGCTTCCCCAGCTGGATTGAACGCATGGGATACCTTGCCCGCGATTTGGCGGCGAGCGGAGTAACTGTGCTGAACTGTTCGCGGGCGACGGCGCTCCGCTGTTTTCCGAAAGCGAAACTAGAGGATTGTTTTGATAAAGAATCCATGGCCGGGCGTGACCTTCCGGGGTGACGCCGCTTGCGTGAATTGGAGTCTGCGGGATCTTGCCAACCTGGAAGCGGCCCTGGCCTACGTCCCGGAAAAGCGGGTGGCGGTGCAGGCTGGCGGTAATGTCGGGATCTTTCCCCGCCGGCTGGCTGAAGTGTTCACCACGGTTTACACGTTCGAACCGGATGCAAAGATGTTCGGGCAGCTGTGCCTGAATGCCCCGGCCGATAACATTTGGAAATGGTGTGCCGTCCTGGGCGATGATCGGGAGCCGGTCAAGCTGTCAAGCGAACGCCGGGACGACAGCGGCCGGCCTTCGCACCCTGGCCTGACGCATGTGGTTGGGCAGTCGGGGCCTGGGCCGCTGGTTCCGCAGATGCGCATTGATGACCTTCACCTAGATGGTTGCGACCTGATTTACCTGGACGTTGAAGGGTACGAACTGCACGCCTTGCGCGGCGCCATGCAGACCATCGAAAGGTTCCGGCCGGTCATTGTCGCGGAAGTGAACCGGCATATAAATTGGTACGGGACTTCTGAAGACTCCCTGCGCAAGTGGGTCATATCGTTTGGGTACAAAGCCGCCCAGCGCATCAACAGCGATGAGGTATTCATCCCGTGTCCATAAAAGAAAAATACGCCAGCATATTCGCCAAAGAATGCGCGCAGTCCTACCCGGTCATGGATGGCCTGGAGCAGACCTGTGGTTTTGCCGTGCCGAAGGTTCGCCTTGAAGCGGCGGCGGAAGTTCTGGCCTGCCCACTGAAGGCGAACCCGCCGAACTGGCAGCACGGCCGTTTGCTGTATGCACTGGCCCGCGACTATCTGAGGAAGTCGCCGGGGCCGGGAATCTTCCTGGACATAGGGACCGCAAAGGGCTTTTCCGCTTGCGTTCTGTCCTGGGCCATCGAAGACGCCGGGCTGTCGATTCCCCTGGTTTCGATTGACATGATGGAACCGAATACCCGCGAGCGCCGAAACAGCGTGGCGGAACTGGACGGACTGAAGACGGTTCCGGAGTTCGCCAACCCGTTCAAGGCTGTGAGTATCAATCCGGTGTGGATTGGCGGCGGGTCGTCGCGCTGGCTAAAGGCGTCGGTAAACCCACGCATTCTGTTTGCCTTTGTGGACGGGAAGCATAGTTATGAAGCGGTATCCACGGACGCCGCCGGGCTGTTGGCGCGGCAGGCACCGGGGGATATAGCCGTGTTCGATGACGTGCAAATCCCGGCCGTCAGTGAAGCGGTGGGCGACATGACCGGGTATGCCGTGGAAATAATCACCCTATCCCCGAAGCGAACTTATGCGATTGCTACCCGACAATGACGCTGACAGTGGCTTGCGTCTTCGTGCGCGGTCATGTGCCGTTTACGCCGGAGTACGTGCAGCGGTTGAAGTCGATGGCGAAAAGGCATCTTCCGCCCCATCGCTTTGTCTGCCTGACCGACCGGCCGGTTTTTATGGGCAAGCACGTGGAAGCCATAAAGATACGGGCGACCCATCCGCTGTTTGGCTGGTGGGCAAAGCTGCAGCTGTTCAATTCATCCCATCAGTTTTCGGGCCGCATGCTTTACCTGGACCTGGACGTTTTGATAGTGCGTGACCTAAGCCCCGTCGTGGACTATCCGGCGCCGTTCGCCCTGGCCCCGTGTGGCGCCCCTGGCTTTCAGCCCGTCAGCGGGCACCAGACCGTTAAGCGGTTCAATTCCAGCGTCATGGCCTGGAACGCGGGGGAACAGAATCACCTGTGGGATGACTGGACGCCGGACGTGGCCCGGCGCCTGTGGGGCGATCAGGATTGGATTGGCGAGCGCAGCCCCAATGCAGCGGCTATGCCGGCGTCCTGGTTTCCCCGCCTGAGTGCGGCCCGCCCGCCGTGGGATCCGGACGCCAAAGTCATCCTGTGTAAGCAGCCGAAGAATCTGAAGGCCGCCCGCCGCTGGCCCTGGTTCCGGCAGGCGTGGCGCTGATGGGCGCCCCTGGATTCGATGACGCGCCCATCGTGGCCGTCAGTCACGGGCCGCCCAAGCGTGTGACGTTCGTTTATCCGTACTATGAAAATCCGAACTTTCTTGCCCTGCAGTTAAAGCTGTGGTCGGAGTATCCGGAGCGCCTGAAACCGTACCTGTCTGCAATTGTGGTTGATGACGGGTCGCCTAGAAATCCGGCGAGTGAGTCTGTCACGCCGCGTAATGTTGGCTTCCCGGTGCGGTTCTTTCGGATCCGGGTTGATGTGCGCTGGAACTGGTTAGCCGCGCGGAACATCGGCATGCACCACGCCACGGGCTGGTGCCTGCTGACCGACATGGATCACATGGTTAGCGCCGAAACGGCGGAAAGCCTGATACACGGCGCGCACTCGCCCAAGGTTATATATCGTTTCAGCCGACGCGAACACACCGGGGCCGCCATCCATCCGCACCCCAATTCCATGCTGATGACGTCCGCCATGTTCTGGCTGGTTGGTGGGTATGACGAAGCCTTGTCAGGGCATTACGGTACGGATGGTGACTGGCGGCGGCGGTGCGCGAAGACCGCCAAGGTTCTGACTCTGGCCGATGAACTGACCCGCTTTGAATACGTCGGGGACAGTTCAACCACGGACTACCAACGCAAGCAGCCGGAAGACGCCGGCAAAAAGCGCATCATCGCGGCGCGCGGCCCGAATTGGCGGCCCCGTACCCTGTCATTCGAATACCACGAAGTTCTGTAATGTTGGAAATAGTCTGCTGGAAATGGCGCCCAAGGCGCGGCTATCGGTCCACCTTTGGCCCTGAAACGGTCAACGTCCTGCGCCGGATGGTGGCCCGCAACCTGAAGCTACCCCACCGCTTCAGCTGCATTACGGACGACCCCAAGGGCATAGACGCGGATATCCGCATCATTCCCCTGTGGGATACCCACGCCAATGTCCCGAACCCGTCTAGCCCGGTGAACCCGTCCTGCTATCGCCGGCTTCGTATGTTCAGCGGAGAGGCTTCGAAGTTGATAGGCGAGCGCATCGTAAGCCTGGACCTGGATATGGTTGTGACGGGCGACCTGGGGCCGCTGTTCGACCGTCCTGACGACTTCGTCATATGGGGCGGGCAGACGGTGCAGCCCGGCGCCGCTAAGCCCTATTGCTGGTTCAACGGGTCCATGATGATGCTGAAGGCTGGAACCCGGCAGAAGGTTTGGGACAAGTTCCGCCCCAACCTATCGCCGCAGCAAGCCAACCGGGCAGGGTCGCGCGGGTCCGATCAAGGGTGGATCGCGCACATTTTGGGACCT